AACAGAACAGCAGGAAACAGAAACACCAGCGGAAACAACAAAAGAAGAAGCCGTTGATGTTGAAAAGGTAAAATCAGATGCGGTTGCTGAGTATTTACAAAGCCTTGGTTATGGTGAAGATGAACTGAAAGTAATTCTTGAAAAAGATAAAGCCGCTAAAGAAGCTAACAAGACAGAACTGGAAAAGAAAGACGATGTGTTGAGAGAGACAACAGCACAGTTGGTAGCTGAGAGAGAAGCAAGAATGTTAGCAGATGCAAAACTGACAGCAATTAAATTAGGTGCAAAGCCGGATATGGTTGAAGACCTTGTGGCGGTTGCAAAATCAAAAGTCATGAAAGACAAAGACATTGCAAAAGTTATTGCAGAAATCAAAGACGGAAAAACTGGTAAGGCTTATTTTGCAAGTGAGGAAGAACAGAAACAGCAAAAAACGCATAAAAATGTTACTCGTAAAAATGTTGACATTGCAGATGATGATGAAAACAAAAACGAGGGAACAATGGCGGCTCGATTATGGGCTAAAAAAAGAAAAACAAAATAATTAGTAGGAGGAAACAAGATGTTAAATCAAACAGGAATTAAAAAGAGTTCTTATGTATCAACAAATCAGATTCTTTTTAATACAGACCCATTCGTTGCAGTATCTATTATTGTGGATGATGCACTTGGAGTTGCAGACCCGGCAACAGGAAGAAAACTTGTAAAGGCTGGTACTCCGTTAGCAGGTGACTTTACAAAAAGAGAAACAGCATTTGTGGCAGTAAATGAAGCTAGTGCTTCTGTAGCTTCTGATGCAAAAGGTATTCTGTTACACGATGTGGATGTAACCACAGGGGATGCAAATGGAACATTACTTATTTTCGGTTTTGTGAATGTTGACAGAATTGATGCAACAGTAATGGCAAAAAATGATGAATATGTGAAGAAAGCACTGGACGGAAAAATTTATTTTCTGAAATAAAACAAAGAAAAGGAGAAAACAAAACAATGAGTATTTTTGACTTAATCACAGCAAATGAAATTGTTGCGTATTGGGAATTATTCTTACAAGACAGGAAACCATATTTCGGAGAAACGCTGTTTCCGAATGAAAAACAGCTTGGTTTAAAATTGGAATGGTTGAAGGGCGCAAGTGGACTCCCAGTTGTTTTAAGACCTTCCGCTTATGATGTAAAATCAATCCCTCGTCCGAGAATTGGATTTACGAAACTGGAAGCGCAGATGCCGTTTTTCAAGGAATCTAAAACAGTGGATGAAGAACTGAGACAGCAGTTAAACATGGTACTGGCAACTGGTAATCAGAGTTACATTGACGTTATTGTAGATAAGATTTTTAATGATGAAATGTCGCTGTTAGAAGGTGCGGCGGCTCAGAGAGAACGTATGAGAATGTCTATGCTTACGACTGGTGCTATTTCCATCGAAGGAAATGGACAGGCATACGATTATGATTATGGTATGCCAGCTGACCATAAGAAAACTGTAACAAAATCATGGTCAGACCCAACAGCTACAATTATAACAGATATTAGAGCGGCTATTGAAAAGGTTCAAGAGGATACTGGTGTTACTGTAACAAATGCGGTATGTAGTTCTAAAGTAATGGGTTATTTCCGTATTAACAATGAAATCAAAGGAACGCTGTTAGCACTTAGCAACGGTGTTGGTTATCTTTCAGATGCAAAAATCAAATCTTATCTGAAAGACGAATTGGACATTACAATTAATGTGGAAGATAGACGCTTTAAGGATGAAAAAGAGAAGGTACAGCGGTTTATCGCTGATGATGTTTTTTGCATGTATCCAGATGGTAAACTGGGTAACACATGGTTCGGAACAACACCAGAAGAAAGTGATTTGATGGCGAGTGCAGTTGCTAATGTAAGAATCACCGACACAGGTGTTGCAGTTACCACAACAAAGAAAACTGACCCGGTACAGGTTGACACAAAAGTTTCCATGATTTGTTTGCCAGACTTCCCAACAGCAGACCAAGTTTTCGTATACGATGTAATCAAATAAAGCTGAATGGGAGGTAATGTGTTATGATAACAGCGAGAAAAGGAGATAATATCATTAAAGTTTCAAAACATTCTTTCGAAACGATGTTCAAAGATAAAGGCTATGTAGTTGTTTTAGACGAAGCAACAGAAAAAGTAGAAAATGTTATCGAAGAGCCAATTGTTGAAGAAGAAGTGGTTAAAATTGAAACAGAAGAAACTCCAATTTCAGAAATGAATAAAGAACAGTTGATGGAATATGCAAAAGAGCATGGCATTGATACATCCAAGGCGAGAAATGTAAGAGAAGCAAGACAGATTATTCAAAAAGTTATTAGAGAAAAAAACATGGAATAACAGAAGGAGGTGCTAGCATGGATGATTTGGAAGTTTTGAGATATAACTTAAAAGAAAAACAAACACCGTATTTCTCAGATGAAGAACTGTTGTTACTTTTGAAAATGAATAACGGAGATGTAAGAAAAGCAAGTTATGAAGGACTTATCACAAAAGCAGAAGTAACAGGATTAAGTGTTAGTGGATTAACCACAAAAGACAGTTCTAGTTATTTCAAAATGTTAGCATCAAAATTCTGTGATACGAACAGTGGGGTGCTAACGTAATGTGGTTATTAAAAGAGCAAAAAGCTGTTGAAAGAGAAATAACAAGAAACGGAAGTACATACATTGTTAAGAGAAACAAAGTCGATAAATATGGAGAACCTACGCAGGAAGTTGAAGAAGTAACAACCTTGCGTGGGTTGTTTCATATTTCAAAAGGTTTTATAACAAAAAATACTTCCGATGGAAGTCAAACAAAAACAAAAGGACAACCGATGATTCTTGCATTGTTGGAAGAATGTAAAACAATTCAGAATGGTGATTTTGTTGTTATTAATGGAAATACTTATAAAATCACTGATAAAAACAATATTGAAGAATATAACATTATTGCAGATATTTCTTTGGAGGTGGTATTGAGTGACAGGAATTAGAACTGATATATCACAGCTTGAAAGATGGCTTAGCAAGGCAGAAAACAAATCAAAAGTTGCCGTTAAAATGTATGCTCAACAGGGTGCAAATAAGTTTCAAAACTATGCAAAACAAAATGCTATGTGGACTGATAGAACAGGGCACGCAAGGCAAAGGCTGACAGGTTATATAGAATACTTTTCGAATAAGGTAAGAATCAATATAGCGCATGGTGTTGACTATGGTATATTCTTGGAATTGTGCAATGAACAGAGATATGCAATTTTAAACAGAACAGTGCAAGCGAACAGCAAGGAAGTATTGGATGGTTATAAGAATTTGCTGAGGTATCTTGTATGAGTATGAGCATATTAAAAGATGCATGGGACTTGCTAAAAGATGCAGGATTTAACCCATTTATGCCGGGACAGCATAAGGGGGAATGTATTGAGCCATACGTTGTTGTTAAACTTAGTGGTGTGTTACCTCTTGAAGTTAGTTCAGAGAGACCTATTTATACGTTTCTGGTGTATGTTCCGGAAAATGAATATACGAAACTTGAAACAAATGTTTTTGCAATTAAGCAGGAACTTAAAAAACTTTATCCTCGCATTATGTATGCAGGGAATGAAACAGAAAGTTTTTATGACGAACAAATAAAAGCACACATGATAAGTTTTCAATATTATGGTATTAGAAAACTCGAAAACAGGTAAATAAAGGAGGAAGAAAAAATGTCTGTTACAAAAAAGAAACTGGAATCAATTCCAACTATTGATGTTTCACTCGTAGTAATTAGAGTTGGAAGCGAAACAGATGGAACAGAGTATGCAGTAGATACTGCGAGTCAGATTGCCGTTGAAGTGCAGACAGAAACAACGGATGCAATCAAACTTGTGAAATCTGGAAAGTTGTTAGCGCAGAAACCACAGACAACAACAATTACAGGTAATCAGATTACGCTTACGGACAATGTGTTTAGTCCGACATTGGCAAAAATTTTACAGGGTGGAACAATTACTGGCGAAGGTGATGCACTTGTTTATACACCGCCAGCCGCAGGAAGTAGTGAAAAAGGTAGTGTGTTTGTTCTTGATGCATATTCCGCACAATACGATGCATCTGGACAGATTGTAAGGTACGAAAAGATTAGTTATCCTAACTGTCAGGGAACACCATTCGGAGTTGGAGCGCAGGACGATACTTTCCGAGTACCAGAGTACACAATCAACTCAGCACCGAAAACAGGAGAACCGCCATATAAGATTTCGTATGTAAAAACATTACCAGATTTTTCCGTAGCAGAAGCGCAACAAATCTCAGTGGCAGATTATGAAGAAGAAACAGGTATGGTAGTAGGCTAAAACAAAACAAATAGAACAAAAGGAGAATAAAAAATAGATGGCAACAAAAAGAACAACATTAGAACATAAAGTAACAAGTATACAGGATTTTATCAAACAGTCTCAAGGTGAGGTTGTAGAGTTACCCGGATTTACTTCTGAGACTGTTTTTGTGAAACTGAAAAGACCATCACTGTTAGGTCTTGTAAAACAAGGAAAAATTCCAAACGCATTATTGACAAGAACAAATGAACTGTTTTCAGGTGATGCAGGAATTGACCCAACAGATGATAACATGATGGCAGAACTTTCCGAAGTTCTTGAATTGATTGCAGGTGAATCTTTTGTTGAACCGACATATCAGGAAATTAAGGATGCAGGTGTGGAATTAACAGATGAACAATTAATGGCTGTTTTCAACTATTCTCAAAAAGGTGTAAAAGGTTTGGAATCC